ATGGAAAGAACGAACGAACTGACCAACATAGACCAGACGCTTGACGCCGTTATCGCAAATTATGGAATTTATTACCAGAGAAGGCTACGTAAGGCGATCCAGACGCAGGAAGACCTGGAGAACTTCATTGCTTTTTACAATCTAAAGAAACAAAATTGCGCTGGGCGCCTGATTGCGAAATCTTTCCTATTATATAAGGAAAACATTCCTGCAATCGTGGCGCTGGAAAACTGGCTGTTTGACAACCTGATCTGCGACGCCCAGCATACATATGTTATGGCTAACCTTAACCGGCTGGCTGAAACAATGATAACAGATGAAGACCGCTCACTTTTCATTGATGTATGCGAAGCGCAGCCGACTAAAGGCAATTGTTTTTTGGTTTCTGTATTCAACCAGTATCTAAGGGCAAAAGGTGAGCCGGTATTTAAAAACATTGATGAAATTGAAAGAATAATGTTTGGTAAAAATTACGATGAAGTTATAAGCAGCAGGACAAAGGCGGCTTTAATTTAATAACTCGCCTGAAGAGTCTTTGAAAATTAAGACGAAACTCGTCTATATAAATTTCTACTATATTATATAGGCGATTTGCGAGACACTCAGCCGCTCCGGAGGAAACCGCGCTCCGATCACGGAAGATAGATCGTACCTTGATAACTGAAGGAAAGGATTAGAGATAGGATATGGAAACATTTGACAGACTGGTTAATGATAATAACTGCCTGATCTGCAACAAGCCACTTGATTTTGTAGATAAGGTTTTCAAGCTGATCGGAGAGGGCAATTATTATTCATTTCCGCTGGACAGCGTAAAAATTGACGGCTGGATTTGTCCTGAGTGCGCGAACCACTATATTGTTAAGGATGGGAGGGATGTTCAGGCAGGATAGGATGAAATGCGCTTTTTATGCAGAAGTAATTAATGGAGGGATTAAGAATTGAGAAACTATGATTTATTTTTAAAATTAGCTGAAATAAAAGGGAAAGACAATTCCTTTGGATATGGCGTAATGACCAGTAGCGAGCAAGCCGATAAGAAATTAATCAGAAAAGTCGCTGAGTTACAAGAAGACGGTTATATAATGTTGGACAATAATTTTGGTATAGAGGGCTTTGTTAACATAAGCGGACATTTCACGGATGAAGGATTAAAGTTTATTGTAGAAAACGGAATGAAAGGAAATGAGGAATGAGAACAAAAATTGAAAATGAAAGAAAAATCTTACTTAAATCAATTGACTTGGGGGCAGACGAACACGCAGTAAACACTAGCAAACTATCTGAAGGAACTGGTTTAGATAATGTGCAAGCCGAAACTGCATTTAATCGTCTGGTAGAACATGGGTTGCTTAAAATAAAAATAAATGTAAAATGGAAGGATATGACATTTGAAACCACTACATTAGGTGAAGACATAGCGGAAGAATGGCGCAATGATGAACGATGGAATAAAACGCTTGGAATCTGTGAGAATCTTGATGCCTTTTCCTTCGATTTGGTTATGGCGGTTCTGAGGGACTTGATAAGCAAAGATATCAAAAAGGCGGTCGATGAAATGCCAGCATAAAAATATAACGCGAATGTAAAACATACCTGGGGGGGGGCAGCCGACAACTGCCCCTAAATAAAGAAAGGAATAGCACATGAACATAAAAGAAATCGAAGAAAACCTAAATGAGCAGCGCCGCCACATTGTATCCGCTTATCCAGATAGGATATTCATGGATGAACTGGCGGGATTGATGGCGTCCGAATATCCGGACGATTATTTGTCGTATATGGGCAAGAAATTAGAAACCTATATAGATCGCATGGCTATAAGCGCCAGAGTAGCCTATATAGATGAAGACAAAACATTTACCGTTCGATTCTCTGATAGTGACAGAAAGGTTGTTTTCAGTGTGGAATCGGTGATTGCTTACCAGTATTCGTATCAGAAATCATTCTTTGAGTCGATGAAAGCCAAGTTGATGTTTAACTTAGTTTATAAGGCCGCGTGAAAAAATCATGCCAGTACAAACGGGGGCAGAGCCGATCTGCCTTTATTTACTACAATTGAAATAGGGAAGGAAAAAAAAGATAGATAAATGGAATCATACGAAGAATATATTGAATTATGTGATGAAAATGAGGAACCAGAAGAAATACCATATTACAGGATATTGAATTTAGAAGGGGCATGGCTTAATCCTAAAGACGGAGCGTTTACATATCGCATAACGGATAAAAAGCAGGTTAAGAGAAGGGGAAAGGTCAAAGAATATACACTGGACAAGAACAAAATCTATACCGCAACGATGCCTTACAGCTTAGAAACAATTAGGGCTTTCAATAAATACCCTGACGAGATATTTAAAATTGGGGATGAGGAAGCTACAAATCTGTTTGTCAATTTTAAGTTTTCCAAAGATATGATTGATGATAACGATTCTGACGGACACAAAGAAAAAGTAAAGAAAGTAAAGCTGAGAAAGCTGATTTATACATCAAAGGTAACGATTGACGATGTGGAATATTGTTATTTTAAGCGTGGAGCCAGCAAAGCCAGGACAGCAAATGTAATATTTGTAAAAGAGGCTTGTTACGATACATTATTTAAACCCTGCTTGCTGGGGCTGGATATAAATGATAAAGATGAATATGACATTACAAGTTTATCGGCCTATGTCGCTCTGGTTATGTCCGGCATTATAGGAACGGTGGAAATCAAGCCTGATGAAATAATGATTATCGACGATATCATTTCGCCTGAATTTGAAGCCGTCCAGTCTGTGACAGAATATAATCAAGATGGAAAGATAGAACAGAATATTAAAGAAAATTCCAAAGTGAAGAATAATACGACAGACGGCCAAGTGCTTTTAAATGAGTCTATATTTAAAGAGAATAAATTGCTGGAAACCGCCACTTGTGCATTATTGAGGAATGATTTTTTTAAGGGCAATGCGGTTAGAACCAGACTACAGGAATATTGGAAGATAAATGAAATTAAGAGAGTTTGGGATATGTGCAGGGGATGGATTGAAGGGGAGCAATTAGAAAAAATAAAGCTAGTCATTACTCCTTCAGCTTGCAAATATCTGAAATTCAATGACCAATTCGGTAAGTCTGATAAGGAATGCTTTTTAAATTGGCTGGAAAAAATACCTTCAACATTCGGTGTAGTGAAAACAGATCATATAGGCAGATATGGCTATAGTAACCGGTTGAGTTATCAAATGGTAAACAGTATGAATCTTGACCGTGACACGCTAAAAGATAAAATCATGAAGAATGAACTGGATTATTACAAGTTACTTAAAGATAATACCCCTGTAAATTCGGCTGAATTGAAGAAGCTGTCTAAAAAGGAAAAACCGAAAGAGCGTAAATTAAGAAATGAAATGACATATTTTCTTAATCATATCAATGTAAACAGCGAAAAGGATATTGGCAGTCAATATATGTTTACGGAATTATTGAAGGTCAACAGCGATATTAGATTCATTAAGGAATTTAAGAACTGGAAAAAAGAGCAGTTGAAAATGTATGTTAACAATATGCGGCGCGGAAAGATCAGAATTAAGAACAGCTTGTATGCAATCATGGTAAGCTGCCCTTATGAAATGTTGGTTGCCACTACAAAGGAAAATAATAAGGTTGAGACAAGTATCATGAATGGCTGGGAATTATATTGCCCTCACTTTGATGATGGTTCAGAACTGCTTGCAATCCGTAACCCTCAAATAAATGCCGGTAACATTGCTCATTTTACCAATAAATGGCATAAGGAATTTACATGGTTTGGCTATTACGGTGGAGAAGGTGGACTGAAACGCATGTATGATTCCGTATGCTTCATAAATTCGTGGGATGTTGACTGCATGAACAGGCTACAAGGCTGTGACTGGGACATAGATTCAATTTTCCTGTCGGATGACGTTACTTTATGCGCATATGCGAAGGACAGCCAGAGTTGGGCTACCCCTACAAATGGAATTAAAGGTGTGGCAAATCCTAAAAAATACACGCCTGAAAATTTGGCAAAATTAGATTCACACCTGGGGGGATCAACAAGACAGATCGGAAAGATTGTAAACAAATCGGCAATATTCAACGGTTATATGTACGATGGAATCAATAATGGAAAGTGCAAAGATTATATTGATTCTTGCTATAAAGCATCATCAACGCTTTCCAGTTTAAGCCAGATTGCCATTGATATGGCAAAAAAATCATTTGGCAGATTGTCGCTTGAAGGTCAGGAAAGAATTTTAAACAAAACCTCATTTGAAGATAACAATGGTAAAAAGAAGCAGATTTTACAGTATGACTATGACACTGTGCCGGAAGACGCAACAATATATGAGGTTATAAAGGATTATTGGGATTGTGAAAATAATGAAAACCGCATTCCTGAATTCAAACTGGCAAATGATGAAGACTGGACAAAGATTCTTGAATTGAAAAACCAATGGGAGAATATAAAGGATGGATCCCAACTTCTTTCGTTAATGGCCTTGTTGGGCGAAGCGGTAAAAGTACATAAGCGGAAAATGATTGTTCCATATTTCTTTCAGTTCATTGCTGATGATAACAAGTATAGGATTCCCCAAAAGATGGATTGCGGCATGGATTATTTAGAAGAGATTTTAGACGATCTTGACACTAAGGCAATGGGAACGGATTCAAAGGAAATAGCGGATTTCATTGTTAGGCAAAAGGAATTTGACGGACACGCTTACAATCCAGAAAAAGTTGATGATGCTAGAATAATCGTTGATAAATGTCAAAGCGTACTGAATCAGAATAGAGATAAGACCGGCGATTCTGAGCAGGATAAAGAGGACAAGAAACGGCTGCGCCGGTGGGTCAGAAAAGACGCGGTTCAAAAACTGATTGATTTAGACTTGAACCCCAAGACGGTTCACAGGATAATATTGAGGGCGTTTGGCCTTGATCCGAATTACAAAGGCCACTACATCCCAAAACTCAAAGACAACGGAGAAGAGATCACCTACACCGATAACGAAACAGGAGAAATCAAGAAATCATATGTCAAGGAACTTAAAGGAATGACCATCTTGGCTTTAACGCTTTTGCACAGGGCTTACCATGATGTGTTTATGCAATGTTTTATAAAAAAAGAATCCAACCTTAAAAAAGTTAAATTTTGGAAGTAAAAATAGAAAAATGGCAAAAGGTGTAAAAGCAGTAAATGGATAAATGTTGGAATTTAAACAATTATGCCTGTCTCCATAATGGGGCATATGGTATATAACACAGTGCGAAATTATAGTAGGCTGGGACGCTTTTATGCAATGCGTTAAATAAGTATGCAGTCTAGCTAGGTATATGAGGGTAGGAGCAAGATGTAAATTGCGGATGGACTACCCTTATATATTTTTTATAAAAAAATCTTTACATATAAAAGAAAGGGGATGCTTTAATGGCAGCCAGCAATCAAGATGTCAGGGAACTTTTAAAGCAAGCCCTGAACTGTGGACAGAAGCAACAATACATTGCAAAACAGGTAGGAATTAATCCGGCGATCCTGTCCAGATTCAAAAATGGCAAGTTTAAATTGTATGGTGAACCACTTGTCCGGCTTGATAACTACTTAAAAAATTTTTTGAGCAAATTAAGTATATAACTCTACGAAAGTAGTATATCATATGAAATAGTATTGTCAATATTATTTTTAAAATTATTTACCGAAAGGAAAAATTAAATTCATGACATGAAAAAATACAAAGAACTAAACATAGAAACCGACTGGGAAAGCATCAATCCATTTTATGAAAAACTGATGCAGATACCGCCGGGTCGGAATTACAAAAACATCCTGAAAACTGAGGATGTTTTTTATTTGGAAGGGAAGAAGTTGATGAAGCATAAATAAATACATAGAATCACAGCAACGCTTCTTCAGGTTCTTATTTGGTGACATACATAAAAATGAATACATTCGGATTGCCGGTTTAAGTGACGGCGGTGAAACAATTCGTTTTTTCAATAATATAGATGATGCGATAAGATACTGCAATAAAATCAGGTATGATTTCAATGTCTATATGAATTTGAGTACAACAAATGGGGAATCTGGGGAACGTGAAAACTTAGTCAGAAGAAGGGTACTAGCCTTTGATTTTGACAAGAAAGATTTAGGTCAGGATTTTGACCACCGGGATATCATAAGGATCTTCAAAAAGAATGGACTTTATTACCATGCCATGGTAAATACTGGTGGCGGCTATCATGTTTATGTTTTGATTGAAGATACAAATGATATAGACAGGATTATTGAAGTAAATGCTGAACTTGCAAAGAGGCTGGGAGCTGATCCTAATGCAGTTAAAACTACTCAAATCTTACGAGTTCCACTTACATACAATCATAAATATAATCCTAAGAAGCAAGTGAATTTGGTTCATCTGGCAGTATCGGAGAAACAGAGGCCATATAATCTTGATAAATTGCATAGCCAGTGTTGCTTATCAGGGGAGAAATTTATCAATTATATACAAACGGCTTCATTACATTGCATAAATGAAATTTTGAAAGGTGTTCCAGACGGCCATAGGAATTTCTGCTTGGGAAGGCTGACGGCATATTTCAAAAAGAACAATTACAGTAAACCGCAAGCCTTTGAAATTATTAAGGAGTGGAATACGCGGTGCAGCCCTCCAGAAGAAGTTGCTGATTTACAGAAACATTTTGAAACCTATTGGGATAAAGGTTATAAACTGCTTGGATGCAGGACGGATAGCCCAGAGATTCAAAGCATTTTATCCAATTATTGTGATCGGTTTAACTGTGATAAAAACGATCAGGAAGAAATAATTGTGATTGATGAAAAGGTTGTTGAGTTGGAACATAAGCACTTACAGCTTATAAGGAATAAAAAGGGTTTTAAGATGAATGGCAATCATATTGCGGTTATGAGCATTCTTAATATTTATGGAGAAGGGTTATCGACAAAACAGATTATTGAACAGTTGACCAGTACCATTACGAAAAAATGCTGTATGTCAAAGAATACGGTTTCTAAGGTATTGGGTGATCTGGCTGACCAGAAGATAATCAGATGTATTGAAGGTAAAATCCAGAATCAGCCTAATTTCTATATTTTAAATAAGGTTGAATGTGATAAAAAAGAAATTCTGTTTTTAAGCTATCACAGTATACAGAGATTTGTTGATAAGGTAATAACCCCAAATGAACTGAAGGTTTATTGCTATATGAGATATAGGAAACAGACAGGAAAGAATCTTACCCAAAAGGAAATAGCAGAAGATTTGAATACTACTCAGAAAGAAATTAGTGAGTGCATCAATAATTTAGAGAAAGCCAGGTATTTGATTATTAACAGGGACTATACAATAAATCCTAATGGAGTTAACTTCTATATTTTCTTAGTATAAATAAAAATCTGTCCCCTAGTATATATATGTTTTGTATATCTATACCTTTTTTGGGATACGGATGCTTATGCACGTTGAAATTTAAAGATTCTTAACTTTATTTTCGTTACGTGTTTTTTGGGATACGGAATTAGTTATAAGACCGTTTTGGCGGTTTTATATATACGCCAAAGGCTAGTGTTTTAGAACGGCTCATATTTAGTGGGAATTTGTGGTTTTATTCCAGTTCAAATCTGGACGCCTCCGAAGTAATGAAAAGCCTCTGGTGGATGCATTGAAACAAAAGGAGAGTAACAGCTCCTGCGGCGGTATTGCAGAAATGCAATACCCCGTTGCCATAGAAATAATGATTGGTTATCAGACCGAACAGGTCTTTTAATTTTGTTTCAGGTGAGGATGTGAATTATATTTGCATCCTTGCTGATTAATCAAGGTACTCCATAATTCGGTGTGCCTTTTTTAATAAATCCCCATCTTTCTTATATCTTTTTCCTTCTTAGTATGGTAAGGGGCAGATCATTAGCGGCTGTCTCTTGCTGTCTTATTAAGTGGATGGTGAAAGATATAGATGGAGAAATATGTAAGTTAAATTTTTAGATTAAAGAAAGCGAGTAAAAAAAATTATGATTGATTGGGATGCGTTAAAGGAAAAGGAAGTTATTTATGTAAAGAACATGAGGACAGCGGAGCAACTTGTAAATATCTTTGGATTTTCTACGCTTGTTGGCGTTAGGGATGATAAGTATCGGCAAGGTAAGAAGATTTATATGCTCAAGAATAACCCTTCGCTACTGGATTTGTTTAAGACAATGGTAACTGGTGGCAGTGAAGTAAGCGAAGCTACTGAGATAAAAGAGGTTTAAGGATATGGATATTAAAACTAATATGGTTTTGGTTTACAATCCTGAAATTGCGAAAGCCCTTATCTATGAGTATGGGATTGAATCTCTGGTTGGTATTGAGCGGAGCCAACGGACAAAAGGCCGTAAGGCGTATGAATTTGTCGGGAATGATGAATTGGTAGATTGCTTTAATGCTATGGTTGCTGACGTGAAAGAACAGAGAGAGCGGAAGCGTGGAAAGAAGGAACCAATAGACGAAGACAAGATATTTAAGAATTATTGCCGGAAACTTGGGCTGGACGATGAGCAGATAACGCAGTTATACGGCGGCATCAATAGAGAAGGTTCTGAATGGGTATATGGCTAAGTATCCATTCTACGATACATCCAAGTGGCGTAAGCTGAGACAGTTTGTTATTGATCGTGCTGGCGGTATCTGTGAGATATGCCATGTAGAAAAGGGAACGATAGCAGATCATATTAAAGAGGTCAATGATGATAATGTCAACGATCCTGATATAGTTTGGAATCCTGATAATCTTCAGGCATTGTGTCAGGGTTGTCATAATAAAAAGACTCATGGCAGCGGTGAAGCGGTGATGGAAGGTTATAGATTTGATGACATGGGAATTTTAATTTATATAGGAATAGGAGAAAAAGAATAATGTTATACGATAAGCAAGCAATGAATAAAGCGATTGATAAGTTTTTCATGGATTTTAAAGAAATGAAAGAGGTTACAGATAAGGTGAAGGGTGCGGATAATATAAAGGATACGATTTACAAATCATTCAGGTTAGATAATCGCGATAATATATTTGTAATTAATAATGGCCGGTTGGTAGTTTCTGATAAAAAGTTAATGAAGCTGATACAGATGGTTAATCCCGATGATGACATTGATGAATTGTTTAAAGATGTGATTGATACGGATAGTGAGCCGGTAGGAGTTTACATATTCAAATGTAATAGAATCTTGAGGGATAATGATCGTTTAAGGGATGGCCTAGCTGAACAGATTAAAAGCGGCGTCGTGCTTCTGAATGGTGTTGAGTTTATTGAATACATTGGGGAAGATGCAGGGGAAGACTTGTTGATGATTCATGTCGGATAAATGTAAATAAAATTTCTAAGAGAGAGCAGAGATAAAAATGTTTCTGCTCTCTTTAATTTGAAAAAATAATTAAAATGTAAATATATGTAAATTGTTTACTGCTCCCCCGGTCAAAAAGTCTGAAACCCGTTGAAAATAAACCGATGGATGAGTACATTTTTCCTCTCCACGGAGTTTTCCGCGCGCGAGGGGTTAATATATCACAAAAGAAGGAGGTAATTGATATTGATAATCAAAATATTTTAGATGAATTCGATAAAGATAAAGTTTATAAAGCGGAATTAAAAAAACTTAAAGATATTTTAAAGAATATCCCAAAAGATAAAATGAAGGTTACAGAAAGCCTTATTGATCAGGCCGCTTTTATGTTTGCGACGCTTAAAGAGTTGAGCTTATACATAGATAAAGATGGCGCTGTGGCCGCAGACGGCAAGGGGGGAATTAAAGAATCTCCTGCAATCCGTTCATATACAGGTTTAATAAACCGCTACTCTAATACAATAAAACAACTGCTTGATTTACTGCCTAAAAACCTGTCTGAGCCGGTGAAGGAAGAGCAAGATAAATTACTTGACTTTATTAAAAATAAGTAGGTGATTTATCTTGGAAATAAATTACATATTAGAGTATTGGGATAAGATACAAAGCGGCGATATAATAGTATCAAAAAGAATAAAGCAATTATATGAAAAGGCGGTCAGGGAATTAGAAAACCCGAAGCCGCCTTTTATATTTGACATTGATCTTGCTACTAAACCAATAACTTTTATAGAAACTTTCTGTAAAAATTCTAAAGGCAAGTGGGCTGGTGAACCCATATCGCTTTTATTATGGCAAAAAGCCATGATTCAAGTAGTATATGGTTTTGTACACTTTGAGACAAGACTACGCAGGGCAAGGGAAGTATTTATTATATGTGGTAGAAAATGTGGAAAGTCAGTTCTTACAAGCGGTTTAGGGATTTATGCTATGACTGAAGAGGGTGGAGCGCAGGTACTATGTATAAGTACAAAAATGGATGCTGCAAAGATAGTTTTTAACGAAGCCTTAAATATGGTTAAGCAATCTCCGTGGTTAGCTAAGAATATCCGCAAGCGTAAAAGTGATCTATATATGGATGCTATGTTTTCTCTTTTCCAGCCTTTATCAAGTAAAATAAACTCTTTGGACGGCTTAAATGCTTCTTTTGGTATCTCTGATGAGGTAGGAGCCATTAAAGAGCGCAGTCTATATGATGATATTTATCAGTCGCAGGGCGCAAGACAACAGCCATTAATGTTTAGTATATCGACAGCCGGATTTGTTAGAGAGGGGTTGTTTGACGCTCAGTATAAATATGGTTGTGATGTTCTTGATGGAATTATTGATAATGATTCTTTTCTGCCATTTTTTTATGAAATGGATGAAAAGGAAGAAATAGAGAATCCCGATTTATGGATAAAGGCTAATCCATCTTTAAGAATTATAAAATCATTTGACAAGCTGAAAACTGATGTTGAAAAGGCTAAAGTTGACCCAACATTCATGCCAACAGTCCTTACAAAAGATTTTAATATCAGAGAAACCGTTTCCGGCAGTTGGCTTACCTTTGATGATCTCAATAATACCGCTACTTTTGACATTGAACAATTCAGAGGTTCTTACTGTATCGGTGGTGTTGATCTTAGCCAAATTGGGGATTTAACATGCGCAACAATTATTTGCATGAGGCGCAATGACCCTGTGAAATATATCCATCAAATGTACTTCACGCCTGAAGATTACGCTTATCAGAAAATCAAATCTGATAAAGTACCTTATGATGTATGGCGTGATAAAGGACTTATTACTTTCTGCAAAGGGAATAAAGTTGATACTTCCGATATTACCAGATGGTTTAATGATACGGTTATTAAGAAATATGGAATTATACCAATTAACATAGGTTATGATCCAGCAATGAGCAGTAATTGGCAAAATGAAATACAAAACTATGGATTTAAGATTACACCTGTCCGGCAGGGATATATAAGTGTATCCCCTGTAATGAGGGAAATGGAACTGGATTTTAAAAGCAAGCTGATTAATTATAATGACAATCCTATTTTAAAATGGTGTCTCTCTAATACTCAGGTTGTATGTGATCCAGCCGGTAATATCAAATTCGATAAGTCTAAAAACCGAAAACAACGTAATGACGGAATGACAAGTTTATATGACGCTTATAAAGTCCTGTTAGATAATCAGCAGGATTTTTTAAATATGATTAAATAACTAAAGAAAGGAGTGGGGATTACGGAGAAACGAAACATATTTCAAAGAGTATTTGGCAATAGACCGTTGAAGCAGGATAACAGTCAATATTCAACCGTGCAGATGCTTAATGGATATAGTAATAGGATTACAAGCTACAGCGGTGGTTTGTATGATGATGATACCATAAGGGCAACTATTGACACTATTGCACGGCATTTTAGCAAAATGCAAATCGTACACAAATTAAAAGGAAATAAACAGACCGGCAGTTTAGCGAAGTTGCTGAATAATAGACCGAATGAGTTAATGAGTACATACGATTTTTTATATAAGGTTGTGACTAATCTCTATGTTGATAATAACGCTTATGTATACATAAAGCGTGATGAATTCGGAAGCATTACAGGACTGTATCCTATTCCATATAGTCAAGCTGAATGGGTTAAAGATAAGAATAATAATCTTTATCTAAAGTTTACATTTAATGGCGGTCAGACTGTAACCGAAAGCGAAAGCAATATTATCGTTTTGCGGAAGCATTTTTATAAAAATGATCTGTATGGAGAATCAAATTATACGCCACTTTATCCGCTGGTTAACCTTTTATTTACAATCAGGGAAGGTATTATAAATGCGGTAAAATCTTCTGCATTTATCAGGGGTATTCTTAAATTTACAACTGTTTTACAGGATGAGGACAGAAAAAAGAACCAGAAGGAATTTCAAGACAACTATTTGACTGCCCAAAATTCGGGAGGCGTGGTAGTCACAGACGGGAAAATGGAATATATTCCCATCGAAAACAAGCCTGTCATGATTAACAGTACCAATACAGCTTATGCCAATGAAAAAGTATTCCAATATTTCGGAGTATGCGAGGCCGTAATAAAAGGCAAATACACAGAAGATGAATGGAATGCTTTCTATGAATCCGTCCTGGAGCCGCTGGCAATTCAATTCAGTCAGGAGTTTACTTATAAAATCTTTTCTCAACGGGAAATTGATTTCGGTAATTCTATTGTGTTCGTGGCCGATAGGCTTTCTTATATGTCCACGCAGTCAAAGATCAGCATGATTACGGCGGTGAAAGAATTGGGAGTGCTGAACAAAGGGCAGTTGGCAGATATCCTTAATATTGATGCGCCTCCAGACGCGGAGGAATATTTGCAGAGCTTAAACTATGTCAACAGCAAAATAGCAAGCGAATATCAGCTTGGATACATTAAGAAACCAAAAGAAGAAGGGGGTGAAGAGGTTGGAAAAGAATAAATTTGAACTTAAGGGAAAACGAGAATGCAGATCATTTGCTATGCCTGATTTGACCGCACAGCCGGAAGGGAATGTTATTGAAGGCCATGCAGCGGTATTCAACCAGAGGGCAGATATCAACGGTTGGTTTTATGAGATTATTGAAAATGGAGCGTTCGATAAAACAGATTTTACGGACGTTCTTTTTAGTATAAACCACGATCTAAGCAAAATTCCATTAGCTAGAAGCCGGAACAACAATGAGAGCAGCACTTTGTTTTTAAAGATTGATGATCAGGGGCTATATTCAAGGGCATCTTTAGATATTGAAAACAATGTGGATGCAAAATCCTTATATAGTGCAGTAGAGAGGAAGGATATAAGCGGTATGTCCTTTATTTTTTATGTTAGGAATGAAACTTGGGAAGACCTTGATACAGATATGCCGACAAGACGGATCACCGATATTGAAAAGGTAATTGAAGTAAGTGCTGTATCGTTTCCTGCATTTCCGCAAACCGATATAAACAGCCGTTCTTCTGAATCGCTGGATAGCGTCAAGGAGAGACTGGATAGTCTCAAAGCTGATTTTATAAATAAACAAAATGCCATTGCCTTAGAGCAAAGGAAGAAACAACTTATACTAAAAACTTATTAAAAAATGAAAAGGAGAATTAAAAATTATGGATGCAAATACAGCGAGATTATTTGAAATTAACAAGCGCAAGGCTGAAATCAGAAGCCTCATTGAAGAAAACAAGGCCGATGACATTGATAAGATTGAAGCTGAACTGAGAACCTTAAACACTGAATTTGAAAACATTGAAAAGCGTATGAGGGTGTTGGATGGTATTGTCATTCCGAAGCCGGTTGATGCCGTTGAAAAGAGAGACAATGATACTGATATTGATTCAGCAGAGTACAGAAGCGCATTTCTGAACAATCTTAGAAAGGTTGATCTGACGGAAGCAGAGAAGAGGGCCTTAACAACTGTTTCTGGTAGTGTAGGCGCGGTAGTTCCGACAATCACACAGAATAAGATCATTGATAAAGTAAAGGAATATGCGCCTTTGCTGTCTGAAATTGAACTGCTTTACGTACAGGGCAATGTCAAGATTGCGGTTGAAGGTACTACCAACGATGCGGCTTTACATACCGAAGGGGCAACTATTACCGCAAGTGCGGATACTGTTATTTCTGTTACTCTTGGCGGTTATGAGATCAATAAGCTTATTACTGTTTCTAAGTCTGTATCAACTATGTCTATTGATGTGTTTGAGAATTGGCTTGCAAATAAACTTGGTAAATCCATCGCCGACAAGATCAGCACTTATATTATTTCCGGTACTGGCACAGATCAGCCGCAGGGAATTCAGTACGCCAATACTTGGGGTGCTACTAACTCTGTGACCGTTACATTGGCTGGCTCTCTGACCGCCGCTAATGTTCAGACTTTAGTTGGCTTGCTGTCTGGTGGTTATGACAAGGGCGCGAAGTTTGTTATGAGCAAGAAAACGCTGTTTTCTGACTTTATGCCGCTTCAGGATAATGCAAAGCATGAACTTGTAAAGTTTATCGACGGTAAATATTATGTGTATGGTTACGAAGTTGTCTTTGATGACCGTGTAACCCTGCATGAAGCATTCTTAGGTAATCTGGCTATGGGTTATGTCGGGAATCTTGCTGAAGATATCAATGTTGTCAGTGACTTTGATGTAAAGACCAACAGCTTTGATTATCTTGGTTCTGCTATGTTTGATGGTAAAGTTGCCATTGGGGAAGCATTTGTAAAGCTGATCAAGGCTACTGAGTAATCGGGGCTGGTGATCCAATATGGCTATGCTTGATATAGTAAAACAGAGCTTGCGTATATCGGCATCCAATACCGACTTTGACGATGAGATTGAAGAACTGATTGATCAATGCAAAGACGATTTGGAGGCATCGGGGTTAAATCCTGATGCCCTTGATAATTTAGAGAACGACGGTAATCTACGGAGAGCCGTTACCCTTTATTGCAAGGCTTTTTTCGGTTTGGAGAACGAAGATAAATCTTGGTATTTGGAGCATTACGAGAAAAAGAAGGTAGAAATGCTGAACCAACGCGGCAGATATATAGAAGGTGAAGCCGATGTTTAACAAGACTATTGAATTAATGTCTACTACGGTTACACAGGACAGTATAGGGCAGCAGGTTAAGGCTTATACATACCGCAAAATATACGTAAAGGAAAAGTCTGTTCCTCAGAGTGAATTCTTTTCGGCTGGTCAAAGGGAAATCAAACCTTCCGCAGTCTTTATTATAAGGGATGGAGAATATGAGGGTGAAACCATGCTGAGATATAACAATGTGGTTTACTCAATTTACCGTACCTATAAAGTCAAAAATGAAATGATAGAACTTTATGCAGAAGTGCGGAAGGGGGATAAGTAATGGCTGGTATTTCAATTAATAACCTTTCTTCTGCTATTGCTGATGAACTTGCGAAGTATAACAAAGAGGTTACGCAAGAAGTCAAGCAGATTATAACCGATGAGGCTAACCAGCTTGCGGAGAATATCAGCAACGATTCACCAAAGCGAAATAAAAAGATTAAAAATCGTGTGCTAAATCGCTATTCCAAAGGATGGAAAGCTGAAAAGCAGTATGAAGATGGTCTTAATGTGTCCTATGTCATTCACAATAAGACAGACTGGCAGCTTACACATTTGCTTCAGAATGGGTTCGCTACAAGAGACGGTGGAAGGGTGGAAGGTACTGACCATATCGCCAAAAATGAAGAGGTTATGATTAAATCTGTGGAAGAAAGAATAGAAAAGGCGGTGAGCGCCAAGTGATGACACAGGCTCAATTTTATACTTTGCTGGAAACATCCGGCTTTCCAGTCGCTTATCATAGTTGGAAATCTGATGATGATTCGGAAGCGCCGGAACCGCCTTATATTGTTTACCTGTCAACAGGAAGCAATAACATAGGTGCAGATAATAAGGTAAAAGTAAAGGTTAACCGCTATTTGGTGGAACTTTATACTAATAAGAAAGATATCGGGGCAGAGCAGACGCTTGAAAACGTGTTTGATTCTGCCTCCTTATTTTATAACAAATCTGAAAGCTACATAGAGTCGGAATCTATGTTCCAGATTTCATATCAATTTGAAATATAAAAAAGGAGATGTAAATTATGCCAGAAAAAAATATAGTTCAGTACGGGTTGGAAGATATTTATTATGCTCCAGTGACCGCTGTGACGAGTACAGGATATACATATGCTACGCCTGTTAAATTAGATGGTGCTGTTAACCTGAATCTTGAAGCTGATGGAGAAATAATTCCTATCTATGCCGATAATGTGGAAAAAACTTCTATTGATTTAAATAGGGGTTATACAGGCGAGTTAGAAATATTGATAGCCGATGATACATTTAAAGCGGCAGTCTTAGGACAGAGAATTGTCAATGGTATTTTGCATGAAGGGGCAAATGATAAGCCGGTTGAATTTGCACTTGCTTATACTTTTAGTGGAGATGTGATGGGTACACGTCATTGGTTTTATCGCTGTAAGTGTTCAAGACCGGCAATCGGTTCAGGAACAACAGGGCAAAGCGTTGAGCCGGTGCATGATACCCTCTCATTTACTGCAAGACCTAGAGTTACTGATAAAGAAACCGCTGTACATTGTCCGAATACTACAGCACTTGCGACAATTTATTCAAACTGGTTTACGGCGGTGTATGAAGAAGAGGATGAGGAATAATTAAATGGAAAAAGTAATTCCTATTGACGGCAAGGATATTCCGTTTAGGTCAAGTGCCGCATTACCGTTGCGGTATAAGTCACAGTTTAACCGTGATTTCTTTGCCGACTTGATGAAGCTGGATAAAGTAATTCAGGGGAAATCGCTTGATTTTGATGCTTTAGACAGTGACATTATTTATAATCTGGTTTGGGTTTTGGCAAAGACGGCAGATAAAGATATCCCTGCTCCTGTAGAGTGGCTTGATACGTTTGAAACTTTTCCGTTGGAAGAGATTTATGTTGGAATATATGATCTGCTTGCAAGCTCTATTAGCGGAATGAGTAGCAGTAAACCGGCAAAAAAAACGAAGGCAACACTCAACAAATAACCACAGAAGGTTACATATTGAGCATTAGAAACATGGGGCTGGGTGTTGCCCAAGATGAATTAGATTCGTTTACTATGGGAATGATTTTCGATCTTGCTGATGAGTATGTAAAAACGCATTCCCAAAATAAAAATACTAAAAATAACAGGACTGTCAGAAAAGCTACTCAGGCTGATTTTGACAGGTTTCTTAAATAGGGGTGGAGAGTTAATTCTCTTCACTCTTTTTTATTTACTTTAGAAAATAACCTAAAAAGGGGTGATATATATGGCGGTAAAAGGCATTAAGGGAATTAATGTTGAAATCGGAGGCAATACCACAGGTTTACAAAAGGCTTTAGGCGAGGTAAACAGCAAGTCAAAGGATTTGCAATCTGAGCTGAAACAGGTTGATAAACTATTAAAATTCGATCCGAAAAATACTGAATTGTTGGCGCAGAAGCAGAAATTGCTTGCTGATGCCGTGGAAACTTCCGGCCAAAAACTGAAAACCTTAAAGGATACACAGAGCCAGGTTGAAGCGCAGTTTAAAAGCGGTGCTATTGGGGAAGAGCAATACCGCGCTTTCCAGCGTGAAATTATAAAGGCTGAAGAAGATTTAAAAAGCCTAAAAGATGAAGCTAAGAATTTTGGTACTGTATTTTCAAACCAATTAAAACAGGCAGGGGAAGATTTAAAAGACGTAGGCGGCAAAATAACCGATGTTGGAAAAGGAATGTCGGTAGGCGTTACCGCCCCCATATTGGGAATCGCGGCGGCTTCACAGGTTGCGTTTAATGAAGTAGATGCGGCACTCGATACGATTGTCACAAAAACCGGCGCAACAGGTGACGCTATGGAAGGTTTGCAGGAATCTTTCAATAATGTCTATTCAAGCATTCCGGCAGATGCTCAGACCGTTGGTGACGCAATAGGGGAAGTCAATACCCAATTCGGCTTAATGGGTGAAGAACTTGAAGATGTTTCCGGCTATGCGGTTAAATTTGCAGAGATAAACGGTCAGGACGTTACTACAGCGATAACCGATTCTAAGGCGGCAATGGAAGCCTTTGGAATGTCTGCTAAAGACATACCTTCTATAATGGATGCGGTAACTAAGACGGCACAGAATACAGGCGTTGCCACAGACCAGTTATTTGGCGCGGTAATAAAGGGTGCGCCACAGCTTAAATCTTTGGGTTTAGATTTTGCACAATCGGCTGAATTGATAGGGCGGTTTGAGCAGAAGGGTATTGACAGCTCAAAAGCATTATCTTACTTGTCTAAGGCGCAAGTCACTTGGGCTAAAGACGGGAAAACCATGTCTGAGGGGCTTGATGAACTTGTTACAAAGATACAAAGCAGTAACAGCGAAACAGAAAAATTAACTCTGGCTAGTGAGGCATTTGGAACAAAAGGCGCAAGTGTAATGCTGGATGCCATTGAAAGAGGCGCATTAAGCTTTGATGATTTCGCAGGAGCGGCAGAAAATGCGGCTGGAAGTGTAGGCACGACATTTGAAGGTACTCTTGACCCTGTTGATCAAGCTACTATTGCAATGAACAACCTTAAAATCGCAGGAAGTGATTTGTCAACAACAATTCAAGGGACAATGGCTCCCATATTGGAAGGGCTTGTTGAGACTATTCAGTCTTTAACGCAATGGTTTACAAATCTTCCAGAAGGCATGAAGCAGACTATTGTAATTATAGGCGGTTTGCTTGCCGCAATTGGGCCGGTTTTAATAATAGTCGGGCAGATGATGACAGGACTAGGCTCTTTAATAGCAATAGGATCAAAATTAGCGCCAATTATATCAGGTGTGTCAGGGGCAATGAAGGCATTGAATTTGGTTATGTTGGCAAACCCCATAGGGATAGTCATAGCGGCGATAGCGGCATTAATAGGTATTTTTGCTTACCTTTGGAGCACAAACGAAGATTTTCGTAATTTCTGGATAGAAGCTTGGACGAATATAAGCGAGTTTTTCACTGAAACACTGAATGGCATCATTTCGGCGGGTACGGAAATAATGACCAATCTTTCAAATATGTTTTCTTCCGGCCTTCAGGCAGTCAAGGATTTGTTCTCATCTTTAAAAGATGGAGTTATTAATATATTTACCAGCCTTACAAGCGGTGTTCGTTCTAAAATAAGCGGGATTGTAACCACAATCAAGGATGGCTTACAGTCCGCTCTTGATTGGATTAGTGATCTACCTGATCAATTGTTCAATATGGGAGCCAATATAATAGAAGGACTTATTGATGGCGTCTTAAGCATGATCAAAAAATTGAAGGACGCAATTAAAAATGTTGCAAAAACAGTGACAGATGGGGTTTCTAAGGCTCTTGATATCAACAGTCCAAGCCGAGAAATGTTCAAACTGGGTGCCTATGCCACAGAGGGGCTTGCCGGAGGTTTGCAAAGCGAAGTTGGTAGGATATCCAGTATTATGGATAATATTAGCGGTATTGTAAGCACCTTAAATACCGAAAGTGCAGCAGGTACTTATAACACTTACAATACATATAATTCTGCTACTCCTGCAAGCAGTCTTACATTCGGAAGCCTGATTACAATAAACGGCAATATAGATCCATCTAATGTTAAAGAAGTTAAACAGGGTGTAAAAGATGGGGTTAAACAGTTGCAGGATATGATTATAAACAGCGGCGGCAATACAAGACTGAAAAGGGGGTTGGCATTCTAATGTTTGTAGGAAGTGATTTCACATTTGATCAAATCAGCGGCGAAGAAATGTTCGGCTTAAAGCTGATTAGAACAGAATTTTCCCTTGATCAGCCGTTCGGATTATCAAGGAAGCCGGTTACAGACCGCGCCAAAAACAGAAGCCGGGTATATCATTATGGCTGGAATAACGAAGTTCTTAGTTTTTCTTTAAAATTCTTCAAAGAAAGCGAATGGGATTATGAACAAAGGGTTGCTATAAGCAAGTGGCTTATTCAAAGCAAATACTGTGATTTTCAATCAATGGACTATCCGCTTGTTTTCAAGGTCGTGGCCGTTGCACAGCCTGTATTTAGAAATCTTGGAAACAATATAGGCTATTTGGAAATCGAATATGAATCGGATTCGCCTTTTTGCTATTCGCCGGTGGCTATTGCGGAATATGATTTATCTGATAACACTAGCGGAGGAACTGTGCTCGATTTGTATAATAAATCCAACGTATTTTCTACATACAAGCCAGAATTGGAGTTTGAAATCATAAGCGGAGATACCGTAAGACTTGAAAATCTTTCAAATCAAGGCAAGGTTTTTGAACTTACCGGCTTAGAGCAGGGGGAAAAAATCTATATAGGGAATGAGACAGGCCGCATTATATCAACTGCGTCCGAAACAAGGCTTTCGAATTTATTAAACCATGTTTTTTTTGAGATGGTTTATGGCTTAAACCGTGTACTGTTAAAAGGCAACGTACGAATGGAAATCAGGACGCAGTTCCCGATGATGATTTAAGGCGGTGATGACAATTTGCTGATAGATAATTTGTTAGATTTTAGTAAAAAAGCATTGAAATACAGGCTGATTTTGCAGAAGCCTACGTATGAGGAAATATGCCAGTTAGAAGAAGCCTATAACATTGAGTATCAAGGCAGTTTGTTAAGTCTCAACAAACTGTCTTTTAATTTACCGTTCGTTTTGGATGGTAAGCGGAATGACAATATTGATAAAGTACAGTCTAAATACCTGATATATCTGGAACTTTATGAAGAAACCACGGGATTGATTTACCAGCAGGAGTATTTTATCATACAAACCACTGAGAATATAGGCGATGAAAAGGATGTAAAAAAGGTAAGCTGTATTAGTTTGGCATACCAGCTTGCATCTAAATTGATAAAAGGGTATTCCGGCAGTAAAAAGTTATACAGAACGGATACTGAATTGGCGGCATACTCCCCCAGCGAAGAATTTCCGACAATTGAGGATTTTCGTGAAAGTGGGATTTTAAACACAGTGACAAGGCTTGCCCCTTCATGGACAATTTTGAGTGTACCAGCTGAAATTAATGAGACATTCAGGGACTTTGACGTTGATTCTGCTTCAGTTATCGACTTTTTAATGAATACGGCAATGGAAGCCTTTGAAGTAATATTTGAGTTTGACACGATTAATAAAATCATATCCGTAAAGCCGATTGACAGTCTAGGCAGTTTTCACGGTTTTTTCCTTTCTGAAAATTCACTTATTAAGTCTATAACGGAGACTGTAAACATTGACGATATCACAACGAAGCTCTTTGTATATGGAAAAGAAGCCCAAAATATCAGGACGCAGAATATTCTTGGGGAAGAATATATAATGGATCTTTCTTATTTTAGGAACCGTAATTTCATGTCACAGAGCCTTTTGGATTCGCTAGATCTATATGATGTGTTAACCGAAAGCAAACAGCCTTTGTTTCAATCATTAATGGCAAATCTGACCGATAAAACAGAGCAGTTAGCAGATAAAAATACAGAATTGATAACTTTGCAGGAAGAGTTAGAATTACTGGAAAAAGAGAAAAACGATCTAATTTCCGATGAAGAAGACTTAACTGATATCAATAGCCAAATAGATGCAAAAGACGCTGAAATTGCTACGGTGGAAGATGAAATATCAGCTTTGGAAACAGATATTGCAGAGATTGAAGCAGATTTAGAAGACTTGCAATTACTTGTATTAATGCAGAACAACTTTACGATTGCTCAAATTGAAGAATTGGATTTTTTCGTCCATGAGAAGGAAATCCGCAATGAATCAATTAGCGATCCGGCTGAATTATATGAATACGGCCTGAAGGTTTTGCAGAAGAACAATCAGCCTGTTGTTCAGCTTGATTTGGATACTGTTTCGTTATTTGACTGCGTGGAATGTTCGCTGGATTGGGATAAATTGCGGTTGGGCGATACGGCCTGTATCCACTATGATTTGTTCAATGTTGATATCGAATTGCGTATCATCAATTATTTGCACAATAGCGAGAATAATAAGTTGACCATTACTTTCGGGAACCGGCAGGATATTAATAATCCTAACATGCTGTATGAAGAAATCAGAAGCAGTATGGCTGTGACCACAACGCTTGATTATAACAAAAATGCTTTTCTGGATTATACCAAGAATGATAAAAGCAAGATTAACGCATATATCACAAATGCTCTTGACTTAGCGATGCAGGGAGCGAAAGCGGCCAGTAACCAATCTGTGTCCATTGACCAGAGGGGGATTACATTGACTAATCCGGCAAATCTTGATTATCAAGTGAAGATGATAAATGACCTGGTGGTTTTTACCCGTGATGGCTGGCAGACTGCAAGTATTGCGCTTTCCGCTGACAGGGGCATTGTAGCGGAATCAGTTAGTGGATTATTGGGCCAGTTTTGTCAACTTAGAGCGGATCAGATTGTCGTTGGTGATTATGGGGAAGGTCTTTCTGAAGAAGTACTGGGTGATAGCGTTGTATTGCAAAACACGGAATATAACCGGGTCACGATCAATACTGACGAGGGCATTAAAGCTTTGCATCCGGCAGATAACAGTTATACTCAAATGAATGGGGATGGGTTTTTAAGGTTTATTCCGACTCCAAATTATAACGAGCAATCGCTTTCAGCGGATACAGAAAACTTCAACGGGGCATCATTAGGTTCTTTGCAATTAAAAGGTTGGGAATTTAGCACATGCACAATTGATTCCAATAGGTTGCGCGTTGGGAATACAACTGGATCAGTGAGAGCATGGGCTAGAATCAATAAATATATAACTAAAAATAATACCACATTCAATTTTTCCTATACTACAGCCGCAGATCAAAGCGGAGATTCAGAATATTTATTTTATATAGACAATACCAGATATGATCTTGGATATCAAACTACATCAACGACGTTTCAAAGTAGAATTGGTGGAACAGTGAATTTATCTAAAGGGTGGCATACTTTCATTTGGTACTCATTCCATGATTTTTATAGTGCGTTGCCAAGTGGTTTATATATGCATATTGACGATATTACATTTGAACAGAATCCGGTACTGTATAATCCATCAGGTACTTATAATTTGACAGGCTCAACTTATAATTATTTAACATACAGCGGCACAGGAACCACACCAAACACTATGAATTGTGATAGTGCTGACGCCGTTCCTGATGTTTGGGTTCAGTTGCCTGATGAATTCAAAGGGAAACAATTTAAGGTTGATGTGTTTTTACAAGATACTGGCGAAGAGGGTGCCGATTATTGTGTCAATAGGGTTTTTGTGGAAGTAGTGAAAGATGGCAATGGTAATCCAATAATTGATTATGCTAATGCCCGATTTAAAGTCAGAGCAAGGTTAAAGAGGACTTATTATTGGTTGCGTAAATTTCCAGCGAGTGTATATCCAGAAGTTGTATATGATTATGAACTTATGACAGTGATTTACTTTAGAGGATGCGATTTTACGTACATAGTTACAGTATAAAATTTAAAATTACGATAAAAAACAGATTTTAAGCAGTCTGATCTTACTTAGGGTTGGACTGCTTATTTAGTTTTATGAAAAATAAATTTATAAGGAGAACAATTAATTATAGATGGAAAAGGCATTATTAGACTTGAAAGAAGTCTGTGAATATTTGGGATTAGGGCAAACCAAGACAAGAGAAATAATGAAGGACAGTAATTTTTCTTTGAAAATAGGAAATCGGCTGTATGCCAATAAATTATTACTGGACAGGTGGATTTTAGACGAATGTAAGAAAGGAATATAAATAAAAATGTTTGAAAAAAGCGCAAAATATAGTATAATAAATAAGCAAATATTTCATCTCTCTTTAGCAGTAAGGAGGGTTTGAATATGGGTAAAGATTTAAAAGGAAAAGAACTTAGTAAGGGTATTCGTCAGAAGCCTAATGGCGTGTATGAAGCAAGAGCGCAAGTCAACGGTATCACAATTAACAAAAGTGGTACAAATTTAAACCAAGTCAAAAAGGACTTTGAAAAAGCAAAAGAAAAAGCAAAGAACCATCCCAATACTAAAAAAAGTGAGTATACTTTAAATGAATGGTATGAGGAATGGTTCACTACTTACAAAGTGCCAAATTTAGCGTTGAGTAGCATTCAGCCGATGAAAACACGGTACAAAGGCATTTTCTCAAATGGTTCTGGAAAGAAAAAACTGGCAGATATTAAAAGTATTGATCTTCAAAGAGATATTAATTCAAGCCGCGAGTCTGGAAAGAGTATCAAGGGGATTCAAGACGCAGTTGGTCAGTTGAGTAAATGCTTTGAGTCTGCAAAAAGTAATAAGCTTGTTGAAGTAAATCCTTGTATTGATCTTATCATTAAGAAGAACAAGGACAGGGACGGAAACAGGCCAACTGAACGGAGATTCCTTTCACCGGATGAGCAAAAACTATTTTTAATGGAAGCCGCAAACAGTTGGTATAAGGAAATGCTTTACATAATGCTTTTGACTGGTTTGAGAGTTGGAGAAATTGGCGGTTTAAAATGGAAAGATGTTGATTTTGAAAACAAGTGTATTCATGTAAATCAATCCCTTTCTTGTCAATACTACAAGGGGATAAAGACAATTGAATTAACAAGTTTAAAAACTGATAATTCATACCGTACAATTCCATTTATGGGTGAAGCGGAAGAAATGTTTTTATCTCAAAAGAAAAAGCAGGACAAGTTAAGGGAAGACCTTGGTGACAGGTGGCGCGGAAAAGATGAATTTTCTGACCTTGTTTTTACTACTTCAATGGGTTCTCCTGTGATACGTATGATTGCAGAAAAAGAAGTCAACAATGTAGTAAAGCAGGTTAACTTGAATGAAGCGCTGCAAGCCACAAAAGAAAATCGCGAACCTGTTTATTTTGAATCAGCATATCCTCACGCAATGCGCCATACATTTTGCAGTAATTGTTTTAGGTTCGGGATGGAGCCGAAGACAGTACAAGGATTGATGGGACATAGATATTACAGCACGACGATTGATATTTATACTCATGTAATGGGTACGGATTATTCAAGAGAAGCTGAAAAATATCAAAAATTAGTCCCAAGTACAAAAAGTTCATTTCCAAAAGAAGTTAATAAGAATGTAGTGTACCTAGAAAGCAGAAAAATTAGAACTAATGTTGACTAG